CTAAGTCCTTTCATGCCCTCCCTTAACCCATCTGGAAATGGCGTCAAAAAGCAGGTCGGCAATCCACATGGCGCATACGCCAACGACGAAAGCCGTGGCATTCATGGCCGCGACATCCTCTTGAGGCAAAGGCCAGTTGATAGCGCGCAGATAGAAAAGCGCCGGCTCCGTTAAATAGGTTGCAGCAAGCGCGCCGCAAATAGGCGATGCAACAATCTCTCGTGTCGTATATCGACGCCTGGAGAGACCGCGCAGGATACCGCCGGAAAGGCCAGCAATGACAACTCCGACCTTGATGCCCAAAGCATCCAGAAATTCGTGCAACGTCATCGCTTTTCTCGATCGAATTTTGGGATTTGGAATGCCGCCGCTGCTTATTCATGGCGTGCGGCGGCTGGATGAGCTTATTTGTCAACAGGCGGCTGAGGCTTTATCAAACCCGTAATACCGTCCCGCATGATATTGATAATGATTTTTAGCATGCTCAAAGCCGCCACAGCGGCTGCGGCAAAGCCTGGACCGACGAAGGATTGCGAACACTCCAACATGCCATCCGCAAGCTGGGTACAGCCAGTTGCCAGAAGAATAGCGATCATCGAAGCCGATAACGCAATTAACACATTCAGAATATTGTGGAACGTATTCGTATTGAACATATATTCTCCCGTTGTATCGATGAGGGTTGTGCATCAGCGCACGACCCCGAAGTCTTGAATTCATAGGAGGTAGTCACGAAAGGGATCTAAGAGATCAGCACCCTTTGTATCGCCTGTATCCGGCCGCAGCCCATCGTTCTGCAAATCTATCGAGCACCCTCAATCGCCGCAGCGAACTTCCTGGCAAAGCCGGCAATATCGATTGCTCGATCCGTGCCGTTGATAATCCGGCGCGCCCCGAGCCAATCGGAACCGATAGCGTTGAAGTAATTGGCAAGCTTCCAGCCGGTGAAACGCCCGTTGATCATGCCATCAAATAGGATTTCAACCGCTTTATCAGGATCGAGAGCCCGATCCGGATCATCGGCGATGCCATACTTGGCATAATTGTCCCGACCGGTGATCTGAACGAGACCGCGCCCACGATACCGCCAACCGTCATCACTGGCTTCATCCCCGTTCCCCATCCGGTTCGCATAAGCGCGGTTGGCGATCCGCTGCGGCTGGCGGGAATAGGCCTTAGCCTGTTCTGGATTGAAATATTTCGGAAATGTTGACTGCAATCCAGCGGCCGAGTAGCTCAGATTCTCCGAGATTGCTCGCATCGTTTTACCCGTCTCGTGATAGGCAGTTGCCAGCATGTAAGCCAACCAACGTGGATCGAATGGCTCGGCTCTCCATTGTGCGAGAATCGCCTCCATACCATTGACCTGATTTGTCGACAGCCGGCCACTGAACAATGACGTTCTTATCGCCGAGAAGAATTTCTCGTGGTCCATATGCTCCATTCCAAATTTGAAGATACAAATGCGGGTGTGATGCTTGCAAACCATGCCATTGGGCAAGGCCGGCCCATGGCGGCCGGATTGAACTCGTTTGCAGCTTTAAAGGCCTTCCAACCCGGAGCAGTCCCGGATTTTCACGTATCAAGTATGTCACGCGCTATCTTTCTGGCTGATGAGCGCCGGTCGCTGCTGTTACATCGACGCATGACATCTTTTACGTGCATATTATTGGTTATTCAGCGAAGGTAATAAATTAGCCTATCTACCGTGTTGGCGGTGATCTCGGCCCTACCCTATCCCTTGGACAAAATAATTCATTTTCCTCGCGGGGGCTTTAACCCGAATTAAAGCTTAACCCCCTCAGGTATTTGCGCTCTGACGGGCATCGGATGGCCATGCGAATGCATCGACCCCAGCCTTGGTGGTGATCATGCCGTCAATGATTTGGACGTTCACATCGCTTTCGGCCGCAAATGCCGCCTGGACGTGCGCACCGACAGCATTTGCAATCGTTGTCATCTGCGCGGCTGTCAGCTCGATAAAGCCGGCTGACGTTTTGAATTTCACCAGTACGTCCGGATTCGCCTGCACATAGTTGTAGGCTCCGGTAATCAGCGACTGGCTGGCCCGATCGGTCATGACCCGCATGCCATTGAGCACGATGCCGCCCGTTTCCACTGCATAGCGCTTGGATGCAGCATAAGCGTAGAGATCGACCGGAGCCGGCTCGGGGGACCAGCCGGCGACGATCGCCAGAAGGCTACCCGGCGTCTCGGGCCAATCGACGGCCGAGCTGACGAGCGCGGCCTCTTTGTTGCTCAACTGGTCAAGGATGGCACTCTTGTCGGCGGCATTCAGTCCGGTGGTGATCTTGGCAGCGAGCGCGAGCCAGTAGTCCGGAACATTGTAGATCTGCTGCCGGCCGAGCCAGAAGGCAACGCAGGCCATCCAGCGGTCGATCTTGTTCTCCGATCGAGCTGCAAGCAGCGCTTCGACCATCGGTTCATACATACTGTCTATGCGATACATGGCAGTCCTTCCTCTTGTTTAAGCTTGGGCAAAGGCGCGCACGGCCCGCCAATCGATTTCGGCGGCGGCGCGGATTTCGGGAGCGGTTTTGGCGGCGGCAAGAGCGGCTTTCGCCGATCGGCGCAAGGCCTCGATCATCTGCGAGCCAACTTTCCAGTGCTGGTCTCGCGTTAGAATTTCGACGGCCTTTTCAAAGCGGCTAACGCCATCCTCGGCTGCTTCGGCCGTGATATGTGGCGTTTCGCTCTCGGGTACGCTGCCGCCCTGGCGCGGATCGGCAGCGATCAGCTCGGCCTCTCGAAGCTTCAGCGCATAGACCGCTTCCTGACCGGGAATAACGCTGATGAAGAGCATCCGCGCCAGTCTGACCTGTCGGTCAATGTCGGTTTGCGCCTGGATGCGCTCCAGCGTGAGATCTGCGGGCACGTTAAACAGCATGGATGGTCACCTTGAAATCGTGAAAGGCTGCTGGGGCAATGAAGGAGAAATGGTGGTCGCTGCGAGCATCCGTCGTGAACTCGAAGACATCGTCCTCGATCGCGACGATCTCGCCGGCGTGTAGGACCGAGGTGCCGGCCGGTACGGCAAAGCGCACCCGGTTCACACCATCGGCTTGAATGGTATATTCGGTGTCATCGAGCGCAGTCGTCTTGGGCATGATGACGCCGTCGAGCACATAGGCTTTCGCGTCGATATCGCGACCGAATTGCTCTTCCGACACCTCCATGGCGGCAAAGCCTTCGCCGAAGTGTGCGGCGTGAACCTTGAGCAGGCTCCGGGCACAAGCGCTACTCTGCCTGATCCGGCCGCTCGCATCAAAGACGATGCAATGGACGATGGGATCGAAGGGTATGGTCTGCTGTTCTGGCAGCGGATCGTGTTCCATGTCTCACCTCTTGAAGGCCGTGGCCGTGATGTTGGATTCGTTCCAGCCGACCGTATTGCGGGGGTTGTTGATCTGAATGGTATAAGTGTGATTGCCGCCGCCAGGCGTGTCGTAGAAGCCGGAAATGGCGATGTGGCCGGCCGTCCATGCCGTTTGCGTGGTCGAACCGTTGCTGCCGCCGCCAGTCGTGACCACTGTCTTGACGTTGGGCAAGAAGTAGACCTGCTGAAACAGCAGCGCGCCGTCCCGCAAGATATTGACACCAACATCCTGCGCGTTCGCGCTGTTGCCGTTCTGGTTTATCTGAGCAATCGACATGAAGTCGATCGTGACGCGGCCATCCCCTTCCACGTAGACCGTGCAGCTCACCAAATTGACGACTGAATCCGGCCCGACGTTTTGCGTGCCAGTAACCTTGCCCCATCCAATGGCGGTACAAGCGCCGCCCGCGATCCTGTCATAGGTGATGCCGCCGAGGATCAGCTTGTCGGTGGTGATCGCTCCGGTGGCAATCTGCCCTGCGGTTATGGCATTCGCGGCAATCTTGTTGGCGGTGATCGCACCATCCACGATCAGCTCGGCCGAGACGGCACGGCGCATCACCGGCTTCGACCAGTAGCACGAGCCACCGGTTCCGGCCGTCTTCTCCACCTGCAGGAGCATCGCAAGCTTGGTATAGCCGCTCGGCACTGTGTAGCGGCCCTGTAGACGCACCCATCCGTTCTTAACGGTGGTGCCCGTTACGGCGGCGAAACTCCACGTGCCGGAAGGCGTCTGGACTGCGGCATAAATATTCGCACCGTTAGGGTCAGTATTATAGACCCAGACATCGAAGGCATAGACTTCGCCAGCTGTTACGGTGATGAAGTTGGAGCGCGCGCAGTCGCGGCCGAGCGATTGCAGCATCCAGCCGGCCGCATCGCCGGAGGTCGTATCAAGATAGAAGGCCTGTTGGTTTTGAACGGTCCAGCCGTCTAACGTCCCGGTCTGCCAGCCATTATCGGCAATATTGGAAAAGTCGGTCATGACGAGCTGCTTGGCGGTAATGGCATTTGCCGCGATCTGGCCCGCGCCAATCGTGTTGGCTGCAATCTTGTCACCGGTAATCGAGCCACCCGCGATCGTGGTTGCGGTGACTGCCCCGGCCGCGATCGTACCGGCCGTGACCGCGTTCGCGGCGATCTTGCCAGCCGTCACCGCGTTCGCCGCGATCTTATCGGCCGTGACAGCGTTAGAGACAATATTGCCGCCCGCGATCATCGTGACGCCGCCGTCGCTCCACGGTGTCGCCTCGGTCTGATTGGGATTGGCCTCGCCGAAGTACATGCGCGTCAGCCAAAGATAGCTGTCGTTCTGACCGGCAATCGTTCCCTTCATCCGGAAGAAGACGATGACCCTGGCTGCGTTCGCCGGCATCTGAACCTTGCCCCAGAAACGCTGATAATTGGCAAGGTTCTTTTGCGGATCGAAATTCTGAGCGGCCGGAAAGATGCCCCATGACGGGTAGCTGATGAGGTTGCCGGCAGCGTCGAAAACCCCAAGATAGGGCTGCACGCCATTGCAGCGATGGCCGAAGTAATAGACGGACAGCTCGTACCAAGCGCCCGGTTTGACGGCGAACGTCTGACCGCTGCCATCCGCATTGACGGACCTGACACCGTACTCGACACCCTGATTGCCATTGCCCTGATAGATCTCGATCGCGCCGGGGATAGGGGCGTAGGTATCGGTGCGCAGGCTCAATCGGAAGCTGGCGGCCTCGTTCGAATATTCCGGAGCCCATCCGGTCAGGCCCGCAGACAGATCCGAGTTTGAAAGATAGTTGCCACCGCTGCCAACGGCGAGCGCCTGGCTGGAGATGGACCCGACCGCGAGCTTATCGGCCGTGATGGCACCGGCCGCGATCTGTGCGGCCGAGACAGCGGCGGCCGCGATCGTGCCTGCCGTAACCGAATTGGCGGCGATCTTGCCGGCAGTCACGGCATTTGCGGCAATCTTGTCGGCCGTGACAGCGTTCGCGATGATCCCGCCACCTGTGATCAGGACGATACCGCCATCGCTCCACGGTGTCGCTTCCGTCGCCGCTGCCGGGATGCGGCAAAGCATCGGTTTGTTGACGAACATGTAGCTGTCCGTCTGGCCGTTGTAGGTGTCGAGCTTGCGCAGATGAAGAGCGGCAGCAACAGCGTCGGCCGGAGCTGCGCCTGCCACGCGTAGCCGAAGCCAGAGGTCCGGATTGGTGCTGCTTCCGGCGACACCATCATTTATCGCAGGGCCTGTATAACCCGTGACAGAGCCATCAGCGCGCACCCATTGTATCCGCATCTCCACCTTGCAGCGATGCGCGGAAATATAGGCGGTTAGTTCGAGCCATTCTCCAGGCGCACAGGGCACAGCGTATGGCAGCGAGCCCGGCAGACCGTTGCCATCAGGGCGCTTCCATTGAACATCCGTATAGAAGCCGGTGGGACCGCTGGCCTGATAAAGCATCAGCGTCGGGTTGTTCGCGCCGGACCAAGGTTGGCCCGGTGGTCGAATGGCAAACGACAATCCCGGTATCGTTCCGCTGGTATAGATAACTCCCCAGCAATCCAGTCCCATCGTGAAGCTGGCATTTTGGAGGAGGTTCTTGCCGGAGCCGACCGCAAGCTTGTCGGTCGAAACCGAACCGGCTGCGATCTTGGCTGCCGTCACCGCTCCATCAACAATCAACTCGGCGCTGGCGGCGCGGCGCAGGCCGGGTTTGCCCCAAATGCAGTTTTTTCCGTTGGCCGCTGTCTTATTTACGCTGAACGTGGGCTGGAGCTGATAAACACCTGCCGGAATAGTGAAATTCGTGGAGAGATAGGTCCAGGCATTCTTGGCGGAGTTCGAGTTACCGATTGCCATCCAACCAGGCGGCGCGCTGTTACCGGACTGATCTTTGAGCCATGCGCCCATATAGGCGTCATTTGCCGTGTCAGTGTTATAGAACCACACGGATAGATTATAGGTTTCGCCGGGTGCTACCTTCAGAAGCGGTGCGCCCAAACGCAGTTGGTCTCGGGCATCGCATGCAACGATCCATGTGCCTTGCATCACGCTATTGCCGGTTTCCAGATAATAAGCTTGCTGTCCGAAAGTGGCCCACGCCACCATTGAGCCTGAGCTGAAACCGAGATCGATTAGGTTGTCGAAGCTGCCGACAAGGAGCTTATCAACAGTGATGGCTTTCGCGGCGATCTGTTGCGCACCGATCGCGCCGGCCGCGATCTGACCGGCCGCGATGCTATTGGCGGCAATCTTGTCGGCCGTCACAGCGCCGGCTGCGAGTGCATTGGCGGTAACCGAACCTGCCGCAAGCTTAGGAGTCGAAATCGCTCCATCGGAGATCTGCGTTCCGACGATCTGCCCGGCGATATCGCCGGCAGCCGTCGCCGCCGTCCAGGCGCTGCCGGTGTAGCGATAGAGCTTGTCGTCGGTCGTCAGATAGACCGTGCGGCCCTCGACATTGCCCGTCGTTGGCAGGCTCGCCACGATCTCTACCGGCCGGATACCCGAAGCGAATTTCGTCGCGTCCACGGCATTGGCGGCGAGCTTGTCGATCGTGATGGCGCTATCGGCGATCTGCGCGCTGTTCAAGGTGCCATTGATATCGATCGCAGCAACGGCGGCAGTCCACGCGCCGTTGTGATAGCGATAAAGCTTGCCGTCCGTCGTCAGGAACACCTGCCGGGCTTCGACATTGCCGGTCGTCGGCAGACTGGAAACGACTTCGACGGCCTTGATGCTGCTGGCGAGACTGGTCGCGTCCACCGCGCCCTGGGCGAGCTTGGCGGCGGTCACCGCGCCATCGGCAAGCTTGGTGGAGATCACCGCGCCGCTCGCCAACACGTCGGCCGTGACCGCCGCGACCTGCAGCTTGGCCGTCGAGACCGCCTGATCGGCCAGCTTCAGATTGGAAACCGCCTGATCCATGATCTTCGCGGCCGAGACGGCAGCATCGGCGATCTTCGATTGGATGATCGCCCCATCGAGAACATCGGCCGTCTGAATGAGGACGTTCGGCGTCTTCACCGTCAGCCAGGCCGACCAATCCGTTGCCCGGTTCGACTTCGGAAGATACCGGCCGCGCGCCTCATAATCGGTATTGGAGATCATCCAGTTTCCGGAGATGATCCATGAATATGGCGAGGCATACGGGTTGCTGTCGCTGTCGAAGACAACGTCGCCGGTTTCTTTGAGTCGCACCTGCACCCAAACGCTAGCGACGTCATCGAGATCCGGTGCGCAGCTGATCTTGATTGCCGGGCGGCGATCGATGCCGCCCGCATCCTTGATCGTCGAGGGTTCGACGGTCCAGCCTATCATCGGCTGCGACGGCGGCGTGATAGGGCCGAGCCATCCGATAGCAGTCGGCAACTGCAGGCCTGGATGCCAGTCGTAGTCGGCCGGGTCAACTTCCTTCAGCGTGACGACGATCAGGAAATTGGGCTGCGGCTCGACTTTGACGACGAGAAACTTCTTCTCCTCATAGCCGTTGCGAACCGACGACCAGGAAACGACGTCGTTCGGCTCCAGGGGATAGGCGTCCGGCGGCAGCGACACCTGATGCACGCGGAAGCGCCGGTAATCCTGGATCATCGCCAGGCCGACGCGCTGCACCTGGTTGGCGAAGGGTACGGCAAGCAGTTGGACTTGCGCCGGCAGACGGCGATTGCCGTCCTGCGCCTCAAGATCGGCATTATAGCGGCCCGGAGCATCCTTGGTCGCCCATTTTTCCGCGGGCTCGGGATATGTTGCCTCGATGGCGTTATAAGTCGCGGACAGCGAAGGAAACGGCTGGAAGTCCTGCTCCTCGGTAACGATGATATCGTCATCCGTGAAAGAATAGACCGCCGCGCCGGGCGTTCCCACAAGCATCTTGAAGATGCCGCCGACTTCCGCGATGCGGCCGTTGCAGCCCTTCAGCAGCTCGGAAATGGCATCGAGGGGCTCCTGATCGCATTGGATATCGTAGCCGGCACGGAAAGCTGGCTCGCTGCCACCGCCGTCGAGCTGGACGGACGCGTCGCAGGCATTCGCCGCTGCCATCCAGTTCGCCGCCGGCAGGCAGAAGGCGCCGATGTTCTGGCCGCCATAGACCCATTCTGACCCGTAGTAGACACCACGGGCAAGGTTGTAGGTCATCACAGCCGGGTTGGTGCTAGGCTCCCACGTCGAAGGATCGGCCCAGCGATGCGCACCGTTGCCGCCGACGGAGGAATCCTTGCGGACATCGTAGAGCGGCAGCGGGTGCGGCTCGAAAAGGCCGGCAGGTACGCCCTTGAAAAGGTCAGTATTATAGCGCGAGGTGAGGATGACGACCTGGCAGCCGCGACCGATCATGGTCGGTTTCCAGGGTCGTTCGGCATGGGAGCCAAACTTTGCCATCAGGAAAGGATCGGGGCTCGTCTGTGTGCCGTCGAGGAACTTGATCCAGAGATAGTCCTTACCCTTAACGCGATATTGCAGAACCGGGAAACCGCGACCATCGGGGTGCGGCTCTTCCCAAAGCACGCCGACCTTCTGGTCGTCGATCCAGATGCTGGTCAGGCCGCGTTCGCCGGCGCGGTTCGGAAGGCTGCCAATTTCGATGACATCGGTGAAATAGGCGTTCGGCGTCTTGCCGTCCTCGCCCCAGGTGCCGGCATATTTGCGCTTGCCGGCGGTCGCGTAGCTGCCGATGATGAAGGACATCGCATGATCGTCCCCCATGCTGATCTCGAGCTTCGTTCCGGCTGGCTGGGGCTTATCCTTCTTCGCGAGCGCCTTTTCGACCAGAGACAGGCCGATATTGATGGCAACGGTCAATACAAGTTTGCCGATGGCGCCGATCGAGCTGAAGAAGCCCGCAATCGAGGTGATCGCCAGGCTGATCGGTTCGGCATGCGCCGCATCCGCCATCAGCAAGAAACTGAGGACGTTCAGAAGCAGGATGAGATATTTCATGGATCGGACGACCTCGATTGGCGCATGGGAAAGGGTCGTCGCGGGCAGAGCCGCGCCGAAATGTCACCGGTCAGAGATAAAATTGATATCGAGAGGCCGGATTAGCCGACCTTGAAGGCCCGCTTGGCGTCGAGCAGATCTACCGTGCCGAGCCCGGTCTCGCGCAGCACGAAGATGCGCTCGCCATTGACGACACCGAGCGCGTAGCCGAAGGGGCCTTCATGCGGGACCGCGGCGATATCGCCGATGCCGGCTTTGCTTGGGTGGATCTCCGGCAGCATGCTGGCAACGAGATCGGCAAGATTGTCGAAGCCCGCCGCCTTCATCGTTTTCAGCGCGCCGGCAGCGGTCGAATACTCCCCGCGAAACTGGGCGGCGCAATCGACGCCGGTGATCGCCAGCACCAGATTGCCGGCAAGACCCGGGCCGCAATCATGGCTGCCCCAGGCAAAGGGCGTCCGCTTCAGCCGGTCGATCTCGTCGACGAAGCAGGCACGCCAGTTCTTGACCCTGACAAGATCGCTGTTCATTTCTGCCCCCAGGGGATCTGCCAATTGGCGACGGTGCTGGAATAAAGGCCGAATTCATCGCCGCTGCGGCGCTTCTGGCCTTCATAGGAGGATTTGGCCGGATTGGTCCGCTCCAACATGGCGATGGCGGCGGAGATGGCTGAAATCTCGATATCGCCATCCTGCCCGACGGCCGGCGTCTTCACCGGCGCGCCGTCGGCAACGCCGAGAAAGGCGATTTCCGGCGCGGCACTCGGCAGGCGCGTGCCGGTATCGAACGACATGTCGTGGATTTCGATCGGCGCCAGCCGCAGGTCGTAGCCGCGCACGAGCTGCTGCACGGCTGGCGCGATCTGGCCTATGGTGATGGTCACGGTCTGGATCGTGAGATCCGCCGTGCGCGGGATCGGGCTTACCTGCAGATTAAGGCCGCCATAATAGGTCCGCGCCTCCGGCAGACCGGTGACGCCGGAGGTAACGGTGATGTTTATGTCGTCGTCGCCGGTCCAGAGGCCGATCGAGGCCGGCGCGCCGTTGGCGAGATCCTTGCCGGTGATCCAGACGAAACGACGGGGCACAAGCCCCTTGTCGCGCGCGCCGGTCAGCGCCGCGAAGAAGGCGGAGGTGATGTTCTTCATCGTCTATTTCTTTTGGATGATCTTGAAGGTGGCGCCCGTGGTGATCGGGCCGCTCGCGGTGCCGGGATTGTGGCTGCCCGGCATGACCAGGCATTTGCAGGCCGGCAGCAGCAGCGTCACGCCGAGACCGGCGGCAAAGCCCGCCGGCAGATGCGGGAAGACGCCGAAGACGGGTGTGATCCCCTCCCCGCTGGCGCTTACCGTTTCCGAAATTTCGAGAAAGGCATAGCGGCCGCCATAGCCGACCTGCATCTTATCGCCGACGGTCAGCCGATAACCGGCCGGCAGGCCCTTGAGGCTCAGCGAGGCGTTGTCGGCCCCGAGCGCTGAGACGCTGACCGCAGCGCTGCCGAGCTTCGTCCCGTCAGGATCGGCCTGCGGATATTTCGACAGCGGATCATAAAGAAAAAGCGCCTCCTGGGCGCCGTGCAGTTTGCGGATGCGGGCGGCGATCTGTTTCGCCTCCGCATTGTACATGTCGGAGAGCGTCACCGTGCCAGTCCAGAGCGGCGGCGCCAGCTCCGCCTGCCAGACCCGGCCATCGCCGGAGCCGGAAAGCTCGTCATTGCGCTGGATGTCCCAGACGATGCTGGAGATCTTCAGAAGATCGGCAAAGGCCGACAGGCTGTAGGGATAGGAAACGGCCATCAGCGCCTCCGGGGATTGCGGTTGATCTGCGCGACGCGATCGGGAAGCTGCTGATTGAAATCACTCAGCCCCTGCCGCGTCGAACTCTGCGCTTCAGATTGCGCGACATTCTTCACATAGGCTTTCAGATTGCCGTCCTCATCGACGGAAACGCCGACAGTGACATGCACGCCGGAAGCGGAGCCGGAGGCATCGTTCTGATTGTCAGCCCGGAGGCGACGGACGGGAACGGCGGCATCCGGCTGCGCCCGCAGCAATTGCGGCCCGCCCTCGCCGACCACGCCGCCATCGGCATAACCGCGCCGGCCAAGCCGCATCGCCTCGACGACGCCGACGCCGCCGGCCCGGGCAATATCCTTCTGGCTCCAGACGATCTCGCCGGCATGAACGATGCCGGCCGGCTCATGCTTGCCGCCGGGGCCGGTATAACCGCCATCGGCCCAAAGGCCGGGAATACCGCTCGCGACGGCCGCCGCCTGCGGCGATCGCGCGAGAATGCCGAGATCCAACCCGCCGCCTCCGCCGAAGAGCCCGCCAAGGATGCTACCGCCACCGAACAGCCCGCCGCCTGCGGTAGCACTGTTGACCTTGAACAGGCTGTTGAGCACATCGTTCAGCAACCTGTCGGAAATCTTGGTGAGCACGGAAATCGCGGCCTTCCCCATAGACTTCCAGAGACCCTCGCCATTGCGCAAGCCGCTGACCAGCGTCGAGGCGAAATCGCCGGCTAGCTCGCGGGCATATTTCAGCTGTTCATTGTAGCGAATGATATTGGCCGAGGCCGAATTCATATCGACCGGCAGGCCATATTGCTTCTGTGTCGAGGCGACCGTCTGATCGATGGTCGAGCGGCCCATCTGCTCCTGCTGGAACTGGATATCGCCCGAAAGCTTCTGCAGCGACTGCGCCTCAGCGACACGCCGATAGGCATCAGCCTGGTCGTTGGCCGCCTTGGTCAATTGCGGCATTTGCGCCAACTGCACGGCGCAGCTTTTCTGAAGCTCGTCCTGACTTTGCTTCAGCGTGACAACCTTCGACTTCACATTGTCTGTCGCGGTGGCGGATTGAGCGGAGGTCTGAGTTCCGAGTTTGGTCTGTTCAATGTTGGCTTGACGGGATTTAGCGGTTTCTCGAAAACTCCGGTCCAATCTTTGTTGCGCGTCTATTTCGGCATTTGCATCTGTTATTGCCGACCTAAATTGGCCAAAGGAGAAACGATCTGTAACAGCTGTTAGAGAAGTAAATCCCTTCAATGCTCCGGAAATATTTGGCGCTACCAGACCCGTAGAGGCGATGATTTGGTCCCAAAAGTTCTTAGGCATCGAACTATTAACTGAGGGAACAACGCCGCCATTTCCACTTTGATTATTCGCGCCACTCAAGCTGCTTGCATTCGGCCCGCGCTGGCTGGCAGCGCTTCCGTCAGTTGAAGACTGTTTCACCATGACACTCAGGGCATTCTGCGCTTGCTCTCGCAGTCGGCCTATCGACTCCAATTCCGCAATCATCTGATTACTGGGACTGCGAAATGCGTCTTGCATCGCCCGGAGTCGAGGTACGAACTCCGCGTTTTCAGGTTTGCTTAATGCCTCATCGAAACTTTGGTTTACACGATCAACATGCGCCTTCGTTAAGTCGCTCTTCGCCAGAGCATTTTTCATTTCATTGTACGAAATTGCGATCTTGTCGAAAGGTCCATCTGGTCTAATGCCAAATGGATCTTTAGTAAAAACCGAAGCATAGCTATCGAAATCTTTGTATTTTCCACTAAATAATCTTAAAGAATCTTCAATATTATCATACTTTTTATTTATATCTATCCGTGGAGTGATAATTATATCAGACAATCTTTTCTTTTCACGCGCTATTCTAAGATCATCCTTATATTGTGGAATTTCATCGCCGGAGTCTTCATATCTTTTTTTAGCGTACGTGTATCGGTTATCTGTTTCAGCCTGAAACTTCAGTAGCCTATTATAGACAGTTTTATCGATCTCACCGTCCAGAAAGCTGGATACAATTTGAGACCCAATCTTCATGTCCTTCCTGGGAATGAAGCCTGCACTTTCTTTCAAGAACCCACTAAGAAGTTCAGCGCCTTTCTGCTCATCTGTCTTAAGGAGGGGCTGTCCCGTTTGGGACGATTGATCAAGCATAAACTTGAGGCTTGCGCCACCGCGGAGAGATTCGAAATTCGCCGAATTTGACGGCACCATATTGGATGCCTTGCCGACGCCATTGGCATGCTCTTGTACCGCTTTCAGTGAAACTACTAGCTGAGTGGACTTCCCAATTGTTTTTGCAAATGCTGTCCCAAGATCAACAATTCCTGCGCCTATTTTGGAAATCGAGCTGCCACTCAAACGACTATTGTCACTCAAGACACCCATTGCGCGCGCAGCGGCTCCGATCGCTTTCTCTGTTCGCATTGCAGTTGCAGCCCAAGCATCTAAATAGCTCGTCGCGGCGCGCAAGTTGGACGTGTCGACCCCAACTCCCAATGTGGCAACATCGGCCATATTCTTTCCTTTTCGGTGTATCTCGTTTTAAGGGCAAACAGAGAAAAAGCGGGAATAGCAATGAACAGAAGGATGCTTCTCACGGCATTCTGCGGGCGCAAGGTCATCACAGAAACCTTAGCCGACTATGTGAGAGATCAGCGCGTCATCCAGAACATTTACAGAACGCGTCATTGACACGCTAAATCTTTGCGTGCAACATTCGCCAGAGTTGCAAATATACGATCTACCACCCAATGAACCTATCGAGCATCTTCATCCGATGAAGCCCATAACAAGCGTCATAAGCCTGATGATTGCGACATTGCTTTTAAGCGGTTGCAATGATTCAGATTCAAAAATGGTCACGGCATGCGAAACGGCTCTCAAGGAGCGTCTTTTAGCGCCGTCGTTGTATAAGCGTATTGAAATTGATGAGACAAAAATGCCTGCCGACCATGAGTCGTATGAAGCTAGGCTTGTTAAAAGAAGCCAACGCGATCCCGGCTTTACCGATGAAAGGATAAAGGATCGTCTAAGCAGATTCGATAAGGGCTTATCAAATCCCGTCCTCCTGGCCGTTTTTATTAGATACGACAGTCCAAATATCTATGGAACACCTATAAGGTATCACGCTACGTGCGGGTATCTCGACGATCCTGAAGATCACTCAGAGCCAACAGCGTATAACGTCGAAGTTAATGGTAAAACGGACAACGAGTGGAGCGATAGCAAAGCGGCGCGCTACTAAAGCGCACCGCAGAAATCCGCTGCCCCGCCCCGCCTCCGCGCCCTAATCGCTTCCGTCTCCTCTTCCATCGAATACGCAAGCGCATTTGGGAGCGATTAGACGGCTAGCGAATTCGCCGTCCGCATCTATGGCGATACCAGATTGGAATGGCTGAAAAAACTGCGGCAATGAGAGGATAAATCGCGAGTTGCAACATCGAGCGCTGGCCTCCGACACCGGAAGAGGAGTTTAGATACTCAATACCAATTACCCCTTATATTGGATGGGTTCGCGATAAGCTTAGGTGGCTCTTCGAGTGAGTACTGATATCCAACTTTGAATTACGGTGACAGTGCACTCAATAAACTTTCAGATCTGACCAACACAGCCAATGGCCCGTCTCGCTCGTATCGTCATCCCCGATACCCCACATCATGTTACCCAACGCGGCAACGGGCGGGCGCAAACCTTCTTTTGCGATGATGACTATGCGCTCTATCGCGATCTCCTGGCCCATCATTGTAGTGCCGCCGGCGTAGAAGTCTGGGGCTGGGTGTTGATGCCCAATCATGTTCACCTCATCCTCGTTCCGGCGGATTCCGACGGTATTCGCCGCGCACTATCTCGCGTTCATCGCACCTATGCCGGCCATATCCATGCAAGGCTGCGCCGGACCGGCCATTTCTGGCAGGGCCGCTTCGGTTGTGTCGCCATGGATGAAGAGCATCTGGCGGCAGCGCTCCGCTACGTCGCCCTCAATCCGGTGCGCGCTCGCCTTGTCGAGCGGGCTGCCGATTGGCGATGGTCGAGTGTCGCGGCCCAACTTGGACTGATTGAGGATGACGGCGTCACGACCACAGCACCGGTTCGCGCTCGCTTTCCCGATTTCGCCGCCCTCCTCACTGCCGGAGAAGAAGAGATGGCGTTTGCTGCGCTTCGCCGAGCAGAAAGCATCGGCCGCCCCATCGGCAACACCGACTTTTTAGACCGGCTCGAAGACCTCACCGACGCCACCCTCGAGCCGGCTCCTCGCGGCCGCAAAGCCAAGGTCGTCGTTGGAATTAGTGCACTGTCACCGTAATTCCCGCTTACCTCCTTCAAGGCATTGATCTCTTTGGTAGCAGTACGCACTTCCGAGCCGTCAACAGAAATACCAAGGGTTGCGATGTCTGACACTGGTGTACCTTTCAAAATAATGCCAGAAATCACCCCGGATACTATTGGGGGATTTCATGAAGCTAATTTCAAATGTTGCGGCCATATCGCTTCTGTTGCCGCTTTTAAGCGGTTGCGACTTCTTTGATGCGAAAATCGTCACCATTTGCGAAGCCGCTCTGAAGCAGCGCTTGCTCTCACCTACGGACTATAAAAGGGTCGAGATCAGCCGCTCCGAGAAGATCCTTAATGGAGCGGAATATCTTGCCAGCCTCCAGGACTTGAAACTTTCAGCAGCGATCATTCAAAGAGACATGAGAGATTTCGATGCAGGCAAAGTAAAACCCGTCCAAATCAATATTTTCATCAAATATGACACGCCCAATAGTTTTGGGGTGCCGATCCGAAGTTCGGTGGACTGTGAAGATATCAGCCTTGCGGGAGATGGCTCTGGCTCCAGCAAGTTTTCAGTCAAAATCAACGGCAAAACCGAAACCGAGTGGATAGCAGCGGGCGGTCTGAGAGAATAATGGAAAAGCACACTTAGACGACTTACTTATTCGCCGCGCACTGTCTCGCGTTCATCGCAGCTATGCCGGCCATATCCATTCAAGGCTGCGCCGTACCGGCCATTTCTGGCAGGTCTTGAAGACATCTATAGAGGCTCTGATATCATCAGATATGAAAACGGTACCCAGAATTGCAATATCTCTTCACTGGTGCCCCTTTCAAAAAGATGCGAAATACAACCCCACGTATCGCCTTGGGGGATTCCATGAACTCGATTTGGAGACTAAGTGCCTTGCTTTTTCTGCTGCCACTATTGAGCAGTTGCGACTTTTTCGACTCAAAGATTGTTCAGTCGTGCGAAGCAGGCCTTAAAAGGAAGCTAACGTCGCCGTCGGGATATAAGCGTATCGAGATCACACAGCATGAGTCAACTCTCAGTCGGCCAGAATACGCGGCTTATCTTGCCGATAGAGAGCAGCGCATATATGGCGGCAAGCGGGTGCTGACCGAGACGTTTTTGCGGGACTTTGACGAAGGGCGACAAAAGCCCGTTTTATTTACTCTCTATATCAACTACGATGAGCCGAATACTTACGGGACGCCCATACGGCACATTTCAAAATGCACTTATGTCGGTAATGACGCTTCAAACGTTTTGGAACCAGATGTATCAGTGGATGGAATGACCTGGGCGGATTTGCATTGATCATATCGTCGGCAAAATCGCAGGAAGATTGTTGGAAAGCAAAATGATCACCCCGCCTCCCGCGCCCTGATCGCCTCCGTCTCCTCCTCCACCACCTGGCAATAGCGCCCATCCATCACCTTCAGCACGGCGACGTCCTCACGGCGCAGCAGGTTGCCGGTCAGTTGCAGCCAGGCCAGCATTTCCTGGTGGGAGAGCGGCGCCGGGCCGGAAAATCCGGAAGCCTGCGCCGACCGCAGGTCCCAGAACCAGTCCCAGAGCGTATGGCCGGCCTCCGGCACCTCGGCCTCCGGGCTGATAAGCTCAAAGGCCTCGTTGCGTTCGCGCCGGGTCTCGCCGCTGGCGTCGCGCACACAATCATAGCGTGCAACGACCCTTACGGCTTCTGAAAGCCCTTCGGCAAGCTCTTCATAAAATTTGCGCGGTCCTCCGAGGCGCCGGCCACCTGATCGTAGATCCAGCCGGCGTCCTCGACGACTTCGCGGGCCTTCTCGAAGGAGAGCGCGGGCTGCTCGCCCTTCCACTGCTGCTCGCCCCAGTTCCAGGAGGCGATGGCGGCGGCGGCCTTGTCGAGATATTCGGCCTCGACCTTGCTGGTCGTCAGCTTCTTCTTGCGGCTGGCGAGGAAGCGGTCGCTATGCTGGCGAACGATCTTCTTCACCTCGTTGCTCTCGGCCGAGCGGATCATGAAGGAGATGCCGAGCGGCTCCTCGGTGGCCGGATGCAGGAGCTGCAGCTCGAAGAGATCTTCGGAATTGACGAGACTGGAGATATCCAAGGAAACACCTTATCGGTTGGGACGTAATCGAGTGGCAGCGCGCCGCAGGAGAGCGACGCGCGCAAAATTCCGTAAGATAGCGCTTACGGCGTGGTGACGGGATCGACGCGGATCGGCAGCTGGTTGAGGCCGATCTTGAACTTCTCCAGATCGAAATCGTCGGAGCCGCCGCCGGGATAAAGAGGGCCGGAAACGACGCCGCGCGAATAGAACACCGTGTTGGTCTTGCCCTGCGGCGCGTCGTTGCGCTCCACCTTGATCGCCATGTTGTTGACGTTAAGGGGATCGCCGAAGGTGCGCAGGATATCCTGGCCCGGATCGTCGGCGATGGAGGCGACTTCGAGCTCCGGATCGCCGGCGTTGGAAACGCCCTTCTGCTTCTGCTGCACCGGCTCATCCAGCGTATCGTAGTGGTTGATGGTGGAGTCCGAGCCGAAATCGCCGACCTTGCCCACCTTGCCCACCTGCACCCAGGTCAGCGCGGCATAGGCCGTGGCCGTGAGATCGGTATTCTGGGGCGTCTCGCATACGTAGACTTTCGAGCCCTTCTTCGTGCTTTTGTTCGCCATGGATCATGTCTCCGGTTCAAAGGCGGTGTAGGGAATGGTGACCGGTATTTGCACCCGGTCATCCTCTTGGATCGGGCCTGCGGCCCACGGCTCGCTGCTGATCGTGATCTTCACACCAGCGGCGAACAGCGTCTTGTTGTTGAAATGGTCGATGACCTGACCGGCGGCATCGAGTGGCTTGATCAGCCCGCCGCCGGCCTTCCAATAGACGGAAACCTGCAGAAGCCCGAGCTTCTGCTGCGGATCGTCGCCGAGCGTTACCTGCCGGGGACGGTTGGGCAGGTAGCTGACGGCCAGATAATTATCCGGCTTTTCTTGCCCCGCCGGGGGAAAGGCAATGCCCGGCTGCGCCACCGGCAATGGCGGCTGGAATTGGAGTGCTGCCAGATGGTCCAGCAGCGCAACCAGAATGAGAGCGTCCGTTGCCGTCGCCATGCGTCACCTTGTCTAGATTGTTGAGATTTCGAGCGATCAGTCGGCAGTGTCGCGCGCGGCGCGCTCGACGATGTCAGGCCATTGGCGCGCCGCAAGCCGCACCATGCCCTGCCCTGCCTGCCCATCCTTGCCATATTCGACGGCAGCGGCGTGCGGCGCAGTGAAGCCCATGTGGATCATGCCGCCCAATGGCACGCCGAGCCCGACCAAATCGACCGGCTGGCCTTCATCAGATCCCTCCGCGTCCCTGCTTTGCCGTGGCGGGGCGGAGACCCGGAAGGAATTGACAAGTTCGCCGGAGGCCACAGGCGTTGCCTCGACAATCGCCTCGGCTAGCCGTTGTGCAGAGAGGTTCGCCACCTCCTCCATGCGCTTCTTGGTCCGCTCGGCCCAGGCGGCGATATCGGCGGAAAAATTAGAGGAAGCCATATCGATTGCCCTTCATAAGCTTATGCGTCATCGGCGGCGTCGCCGGGTGAAGAGCCACGCCGCTCGAAATTCAAAAGCGTAAGATGGCCGTAACGAGCGCGAACCGCAGGTCTGGCGATTTGGGATTCCGCCTTCGCCCCGCCACTCCTCTCAATCCCCGGCAATGGTGAAACCCGATTGAGCAGCAGAATGACTCGTGACAGCAGCCAAAGCGTCAGGATCGTCTTGAAACGCACCAGCGCCTTCATCGCCGCACCTGCAACTGCCAAAAGACGACCGTCCCGCCCGGCGACAGCGGTTGGATATCGACGATCGCATGCTCGATGCCGCCGATCAGCACCTTGTCGGCCAATGTAGGCGTGATCGATAGCCCCTCGGTCGAGAGATAGATCATGCGATCCCCACGCTGGATCAGCATGTCAGCCACATGCACCTGGCTCTGATCGAGATCGACGAACGAGCAGGCAAAGTCCTCACTCGTCTGAACCGGATCGTAATCCGGACCGGCACTCGCGATACGCCGCAGGCTGCCCTTCTGGCCAAACTTGGCGATCAAACGCTCGGCGGTCGATCGCACTTTGTCGTAATCGAAAGCAACCATCACACCACCAGAATGCCAGGGAGTACTGGGCGTAGAAGGGGATAAAGAAGCCCATCGAGCTTGGTCAGCACCGGCCTTGCGGAGGCAATCAACTCATCGCTCGTGTTGGCAACGGCATATTCCGTCTCCAGCGGCCCCACCTTCTCGCGCTTGATCGTGCGAGCCGCAACGATGACCGGCGTCAAGCTGCCGGGCTCCACAAGCTCGAGCGCCGCCGCCTCATAGGCTGCATAAGTCACGGCCAGCGGCAGTGCATCATCGGCGATCACTTCACCATTCACCGTCTTTGCCTCGCTGCGAGGCCAAGACAAGGCTTGATCATAGCCCCTGGTTCGCCGCCCGCTGAATTTGGGCTCGTAGAGGCTATCGACGGCGTGCGATCCACGCACCAGCGCCGCCAGCCGATCGCCGTCGCTGGCCGCGGCCCAGCTGGTATTGGCACGATCGGCGAAATAGGCATCGGCGGCGGCAAGCGTGCCGTAAAAGGATGCGGACATGAAAGCTCCGTGTCGATCGTTGGGAAGACAGATGCCCTCTCCCCGCGCGAAGCGGAGAGAGGGAGATCAGCGTCAGGCCGCAGCCGTGATCTCGTCGCCATAGGCCATCGCCGCCGGCAGACGCACCTCGGTGCCGCCGGTGCGGGCGATGATGCCGGTCTCGAAGCTCATGATCGACTTCTGACGCGGCTGCAGCACGCGGCGCGGCATCGGCAGATGGAAGCGCAGCACTTCCGGATCGCGGCGATAGACAACCATGCGCCCGCCGCCGTCCTGTGAGGCCGTCGCAAGCTCACGCAGCGGCTGGATATCGAGCGGCTGGCCCGTCTCCGCCGTGTAGACGTTCCCGCGACGCAGGAAATCCAGCACGGTGATGTAGCCGTCGCCGTCGGCGAGCCGCTTGGTGGCGATCAGGCGGAAGGCTTCCGGCGGCAGGCGCAGGCTGTCGATCCACTCGACTTCGCCGGTCCGCTGCCGCACGCCGCCGATAAGATCGTTGACGTCGCGCAGGATCTGGTCGGCCGTCTTGGCAGACCAGCGGGTCGAGCCGCCTGTGCCATCAGCAGCGACGTCGACGCGCGACACCTTCGGATCATTGACGAAACCGGTCCAGCCCTTTTCCGTCGAGCCGGTCATGGCGACGGAATTGAGCAGGCGTTCGATCTTATCGGCGGCGAAAATGGCGTTGGAAGCATTGAGATCGAGATTGTAGAGGGCGGCCTGGTTGACCTCTTCGAGGTTCCACTCCCAGCCCGAGCCGATCATCGCGAAATCATGGCTGGCGCTGTCGCGGGTCGACTGGTTGAACGGCATGTCCGTGCCAGTAGCCGAGAGGAACTTTGCCTCGCCGGCGCTGTCGACGGTGAAGAAGGTCGTGCCGGAAGCCCATTCATTGCCTTCGGTGACGACGGGAACATGGAGGCCGTAATTGAAGGTCGGATAGCGGCGCTGATAGATGCGCGTCTCGATATTGCGCCCCTGCGCGATGACGAAGGAATAAGCGGCCTGGGCGTCGGCAAACTGCTGTCGAACGAATTGGTTCATGGATTAGGCGCTCCTGTGCTTGAGCGAGATTTCGACGATGTCGCCGTTGCTGCCGCTCGTATCGAAGAAACAATCGGGAATGGGGCCGACGATGCCGGTGCCAGCTGCGTTCACGTAGGCGTCGGTCGTGGGATTGTAATAGACGGCGTCACCATCCGAGACCGCGCCGCCGGTCCGTACATACATCTGACCGGAGGTCAGGAATGCGCCGGTGACGAACTGAGCATAGCCGCCAGCCGGAGCCACATCGGGAAGCACATTCGGCGTCAGCACGGCAATGCCGATGAACTTGCCACCGGCAGCGAAGGGTGCCACGCCGTGATCGGCAAGGCCGCGCTGAACGGGCTGGCCGAACTTGATGCCGGCTGCGGTTTCGACCGTGCGGCTGATCTTATTGGCCTTTTCCTCAGAAGCGATCTGCCCGTGCAGGCCCTTCCGAGGAGCGTTTCCATAGGTGGTCTGATAAGTCGCCATTGAAGCGTCTCCTTTTCGTTGACCTGGTTAAGAGGGGTTGGCAGCCAGATGCGCGCTCTCGAGATCGCGCACCATGGCGGCGTAGGCGGCAAAGACTAGGGATGTGGATGGCTGCGTCGGGCTGATGCCGTCCTTGATGGCATCAGCAAAAAGATCCGGCTTCTTGCGTAGTCCTTCGGCCAGCATGTCGAAGCGGGCATCGATATAGGCGTCCGATCGACCCTGTACGGCCCCCTCGCCTGCCTTGGCGATCACGACGGCTTTGCGGATGGCAGCGTCCGAAAGACCGGATGTCTGGATATTATCGGCAATCGCCTTGGCAAGGCCGATCAGATCGGCGCGCGCCTCAGCGCGGCGCTCGATCTCCGCTTCGTCGAGAAGAGCGGCTTTCAGCGTATCGAGCTCGGCATCTCGGACGGCAATCGCCTTCTGATGGCCGGCCTCGGCGTCAGCAAGGCGCTGCCGCAATGTCGTGATGATCTCTGCGGCCTGATCGGAAACTTCGATCTCGACGCTATCAATCATGATCGTCTTCGTGGGCATCATTCCTTCCTTGCTTTGCTTGTCATCGGAAAGGGGGCGTGGGGCTGCGAGAGGAGAGCAGCCCCACGGTGCAGCGGCATCGCCGATGCGGACTTTCGAACCCGCCCGGCCACGGCGCACAATGGCGATATGGTTGATGCGAATGTTTCGCTGGATGGCGTCATAGGCCTCGCCGGCAGGCGTCACGCCGGCGGTGAAATCGAGATCGCAGACATAGCCGGCGGAAAGCTCCTGTTTCCCGCTTTCGATGGCTTGGATCGTTTCCTCGTCGCTGACCATCAGCGGCACGCGCAGGAAGATGCCCTCACCGCTAATCTCGTCTCCGGTCTGGCCGACGGCGTACTTCTTCCAGTTTTCCGATGTGACCATCTCAGGTGGATGCTCGTTTGTCACCGGGCGGTGAGCGGCGCTCTTGAGCGTGTCTTCGGAAAAGACCTCGCCACCGGGCCGGTAGATCCGTACCGTCGGCATTTCGGGCCTGCCGATTTCGGCGCCGGCATAGGTTTGAATGCCAGTGCGGGCGATGCGGGCGTCGGCCACAAGGTAGCCGTCCCCCGTCCGCCGCGTCCCCGCGACGGTGACAGTGTCTGTGAAATTCATGTTGGGATTTCTCCTGGCCGAAGCCAATCTGGTTCGGGTTAAAGCCACTCACCGAGGCAAAGCGGGTCCATCGCGTCGACGGCGCGACGTCGTCGGTTCGTTAGGTCGCGCGGGGATCCGTTTCGGATTGCTCGACCTCATCCGATTGGCTGGATGTCTTTGCTGCCGTCTCCAAACCCGGCAGCGATCCATCCTCTACAAAGGTATTCAAGAGTGCCTTTGTGAGCGCTTCACGAGGAATGATTTCCTCTCCCTGAGTGGAGCCAAACAAGGCTCGCGCCGCCTCAGCCTTCGTCTTGAAGATATCGGCCCGCTCTTTCTCACTCATCTGCTCCAGCGGTGCCCAGGTCGAATAGATGGCGGGATCGCGCGAACCGGTGGCAGAGCGGATGAGACACTCGTCAAGCCGGGACATTGCCGGCGTATAATCAAGCTCCTGAATGGCCTGGATGCGATCGTGATAATTCTTCATATCGGCCGTGCCCGTCGCATTCATGCCGGCGGGAGACTGACCAAGCAATCGCGTGACCGGAATGTCGGCCGCGCCGGCGACGATCTGCAGGAAGGCCATCAAAATGTCAGTCAGGCCGGAGAGTGGCGCGCTCTTGCTGTCGTACTCTTCTTCGGCGTCAAGGATCAGTGTACCGTTGACCCCCTTAATGGTATTGGCGAGCGCGTAGCGGCGCAGCACGGCATCTTCGTAAGCCTGATTGCCGATATTGGCAGAGAATTGCGGGACCTTGATGATATCGATCTTGGCTTCAAAAACCAGGCTGGCGATATTGGCGGCGGTGCTGTCGGCATTCTTGATCGCGTCGAAAGTCGCAGTGAGTACGCTTTCGCCCCAAGCCTGGTTACCCATTCCAACAAACTCTTCATGCGGCGTCATCGCACCCTTGAAGATGACGAGCCGAGAGGGATGGATGGTCACCTGCACACCGTTGGCACCGGTCAGCGTGTAGAATTTGGGCTTGCCATACCATTCCGAGGTCGGATCACTATCAATATCGCCAGCAGCCAATTGGCGACGCGCCAGCACCGTCAAATGCTTGAGGCCACCCTTGCCGACGCGCTCCGCTTCAAGCGGCAACGCTGGATCGGCATCTTCCGAGCCGATGAACAGGGCAGCACCACCGAAAAGCCGCGCTTTCGTCGCCGCTTCCAACACTTTGCCGCGAAGATTGAGCCGGCGCTCCTCCGCATCGAGCAAGCCAATCTGATCACTCGCAGCTTGCCAGTTTCGCCATTTCCTGCAGCTATCCAGCGCCGGAATATCGACGATTTTGCGCGGCAGCCAGGAGCCGCGATAGGCGGCAATGATCTGCTCGTCCGTCAGGATCGGCTGCGTGTAGAAAACCGATGCCGCCTTGTCACGGTCGGTGCCCATGTGGGATGCAAGGCTCACCAATCCATCGCGAACCATCGAGAATACCTGCCCCATGGATTGTCCTTTGATATCGTGTGATGAAGAAGCTCGCCCGAGCGAGCCTAGAAGTTGCTGAAGCTGAAGGACGAACTCAGCGCGAGTTCGTTCAAAGCGTCGGCGAAGGCATCGACCTGATCGTCGAACTGCCCATTCGGGAAGGCGCAGATCTCATCAAGAAATGCTTCGTTCCAATCCCCACGCAAAAGCTTGACGTTTCCCGCTTCAGCCTGCGCCGAGGCGGGTTTGGCGCGCGTCGCCTTGTCGCCGGTCGGTGATATGGCTTTTACAGGAAAACCAGCGAGCAGCTTGATCTTGGTTTCCGCATCGGCCTTGCCGGCCGCACCCGGATCCTGTGGCATGCGGATCGTCACCGTCGGGCCGTCCTGCAACGCAGTGTTCTTGAGATTGCGCTCTACCTCGGCAGGCGACCAGCGTCCTCGCGCGATGGTTTCGACATAGAAAACACCACCGGCCAAAGCCATGCGCAGACCGACGGTCCAGTCTGGCTTGCGGCCGGGACGTGCTTTCGAAGCGGCAAAGTCCCAGGCGCGACAACGCTTCGCACCGGAAGGCAGTGCCTCGACGATTTCGAAATCGCCGCGCTGAAATAAACCGCCCGACCGAGGGGCGGGCCGTTGCTGAAACTGTCCGGCCACCGCATAGGAGCCGAGCGGTATCTTGTCCCTCTCGACGACCGCACGAGGAAAACGCTGTGGAAAAAGCAGCTCCCCCTCCTCCGTCCTCGGATCGACAAATCCGATCGAGGTCCGGCATCGGCGCTCCGGCTCGAATTCCATCGGCAGCATCAGGTGTTCGTAGCCGAGCCCAAGCGCGAGGATCGTCCCGGAGACATCCGCCTCATGCAGCCGCTGCATCACGACAACGATCGCCGAGCGTTGAGGGTCGTTGAGCCGCGTCGGGACGGATTCGCGAAAGGTGCGAACCGTGGACAGGCGCTCGGCCTCCGATTCCGCCCCATCCACGGAATGCGGATCGTCGATGATGACACGATCGCCGCGGCCGCCCGTCAACCTGGAGAACGGCACACCCTGCCGCGAGCCCAAGCAGCCATTGGCGAAAGCAATTTCGCCCGTTCTTGTCAGCCTGACCCGATCGCCCCATAGTGTCTGATACCATTCGGAGGCAACGAGATCCCGCATGCGCCTATTGTCGCGCGTGGCGTAATGTTCCGAATACGAGGCACCGAGATAGCGCAGTTGCGGTTTGCCTTTTGGCCCCCATTCCCATGCCGGCCAAAAGACACCGCACAGGAGCGATTTCATCGTGCCCGGCGGAACGTTGATCAGCAGCCGGGTAATGTCACCCGATGTCACCGCCTCAAGATGTCGGCAGATAGCATCAATATGCCAGCCGTGGACATAGTCGACTGAGGGCTCGACGACATGCCAGGCCTCTCGCACGAAGCCGGTTAGAGACTGGCAGCTGGCACGAATGCGCTCGGCATCCATGGCAAGCCGGGCTGCGACCTCCATCTGCTCGCGTTCAGCTCTCCGCCTCGCCTTCTCCTCTTTGATCGCTGCGATCATCGTCGCCGGATCCGGCAAGCGGACCGAAGAGAGATTCGAGTATTGCAAGCTGCTCATCCGTGGCATTGGTTAGATCGATGGTGACGCCGCGGCCTTCCTTGGCCCCGGCGCCGGAGCGCTCGCTAGGTTTCTGATGAACATAGGATGCGGCAATCTTCGCCATTTCATCGCGCCGCTTCTGGTCCGCTTCGTCGTCGCGCATCACTTTCAGCATGTAATCAAGCGGCGTATCTTCGACGGAAACGGCCTTGCGACGGCGCGCACGCGGTTTGCGCGGCGCGACTGGCTTGTCGGCATTGGTCATGCTTCATCATTTCCGATGGAATTTTGAAAGAAAACAAGCGGCTTAAAACATCGCTTGCGGTCAACAGTGCGTCGCTGCAACTGTTCTCATCATGCCAAAATAGATACCCCATTTCGGCTGAGTTGGCGACACCCTTGAAGGCCGATCAGCGCGCAAGGAATAAGGATTTTGACGAGGGCTACAAATAACCAATTGAAATTCCCCGTAAATATCGGATTCTCCAGTCCGACGAACTAAACGATCTAGCCCTCAATTCGCGAAAATACTCAAGATGCGCAAAGGCCGGCCGACAGGAATCTCGGCAAGACGAAACAGCAGTTCGGATGATCCCATGAGCCAGGATTGGCTTCGGCGGTTCATCGCCGCCAATCTCCCGGTCATGCATGTTCCAGGTATCCCCGATATTTGCCTGCATAAAGCAGATCCACAAAGCGGGCTGCGACACCTCGCAGAACAAGATTCGCAATTCGGCTCACCGTACTGGGCGCATTACTGGGGAGGAGGTCTGGCTCTCGCCCGTTATCTTCTTGATAGGCCGGAAAGTGTGGCTGGTCGCCGCGTATTAGATCTGGGCGCCGGCTCGGGAATTGTCGGGGTTGCCGCTGCAAAGGCAGGCGCAGCGAAGGTATATGGCGCCGACATTGATCCCTATGCAATCGCAGCTATCGAGCTCAATGCCGCGCTCAATGATGTGACGATCGATACGGTACTCGCCGACCTGACGAAAAGCGAACCGCCTGACGTCGACGTCATATGCGTCGGGGATCTTTTCTATGAGGCAGCGCTTGCGGAGAGCGTCATCGCATTTCTGGACCGCTGCCTGGCTCGGGAAATCATGATTCTGATCGGTGATCCCTGGCGAGTTCATCTGCCGACATCGCGTCTCCGGCTCTTGGCAGAATACACGGTCCCAGATTTTGGCGAGATCACTGCAAAGACTCGCCCCGCCGGCGTTTTTGCGCTTGATTGAACAAAGTCACCAATCGGAGATATTGGTGCATCACAATGATCGCGGGTTCGGACCGCATCAGTGCGACGGCTCAGACTTTCATCTTGGCGCGCCTACGATTCCCGCGTTCCAGTCGCTTGGCCAGTTCGGCAAGTTCCGGGCTTGCCGCGTCGAAAACTGGCCGCGCATCGTCCGGCAGCCAATGTGTTTCATGTTTGAGTGCCTTCGGCCTTGCCCGGTCGAGACCGCCAGGCGCATTCGGCATCATTGGCGATATGCGCGACCAATCCGGTTCCTGAAGCATCGGTGAGGCAGCGAGAAGTACATCGGCCAACTTCTGGAACTTGCTGTGAATACGCCGTTCGGCCGTGCGCCGTACGCGCCCGGTCCGCGCGCAAAAATCCCGAAACGAACCAGCAATATAGGGCGCGGCAAGACAAATGGACCATCGCGAAAGCAGAATGCGCCGCTCCTCATCCTGGACGTGAACCCGGAGCCATTCCAGCAAAACCTCCTCTGCCCGACTGATGGCTGCAGCACTCGGCCGATAGCGAATGCGGATATCGGCGTGATCCATCGGTTCGGGCAAAACCTCCGGCCAAAGTGTCCGCATCCTGTCGGGCCGGATGCCGCGCACGTCGAGATGAACCATCGTATCGGCAGCTTCGACGAAACGTGCACGGACGATCAGGCTCAGGTCGGCAATCTCAGCCGCGCGACGGGACAGATCGTCAAACTGCAAGGCGGACCGGTGCATCAAGTCGTTTCTCCAATTCCTGATAAATCAGCGTTCGCAATGTCGCCCGAACGGGCCACGGCCGCCGCGCCACTGCATCCGTGCGCAATGTGGCAAGCGCTATATCATCGAAGGCACCCAAGAGATCACCTGGACGCTGCAGCGCCCAATCCTGGCGCTGCGCCAGGACATCGGATATGGCGCCGATCGTGTCCGACCAGAGTTCATCACGATTGCTCCCGGTTTGTCGGATGCATCGCAGAACAAAGACCAGATGACCGTCCCCGTAGCGGCCCCGGATTTCCTGCATCGTACCGCGCGCGTGGCTCTCCGCCGGTGCGCGGCGCCGATGGACGGGAACCAGCTTGATACCGAGCCCATCGAGAATAAGATCCAGCCTGCCTTTGGTCATGACAGTTCAACTCCTTTCGTCGGCGAATTTGTTGCCTCTTCCATCCATGGGCAGCTCACTAAGCGCTTCCAATCGTGGCGGTAGCGCTGGCCGATTTGGGTTTGAAGAAGGCCTCCGCCTTAGAAATCGCTTCCACCCTCGCCCCATCTCGGAGCATCGGCGTGTTGAGATAAGCAACCATCGCCTCGCCGGCTGCAGCCTTGGCAGCATCTTGCGTCGCAAAGACGATCGGTTCACCTCTCCTATCCCGCAGGACCTCATTTGTCGCTCGGTGAACCTTGCGAATCCAGCCGAGATGGCCGCCGGCAACGGCTTCTGTTCCGATTTGAAATTCGTTCATAGCAACCTCCCCCGGCTCGCTTGGCCAGGTCTATCTCTAGAGTTTTCGATTGGGTTTTGAGGTTTGGGTGCCCGCCTACCGCCTGCGCAGTTCCGCCGGCCGTGCCGGCTCTTTGGGCGCAAGCGTGGGGTCTTCGGCAATGCGGAAATGAATTTGGTCTCCCTCCGGAGCACCGAAGTCCTCATCTTCAAGGGATCTCATTGGCGATTTCCAAGTGACCGACTTTATCGCGATCACCATAGCGACAAAAAACAACGCCGCGCCGATACAGGCGAGAAGACCCTGAAGCATTTCGATCATGGCAGCGCCTCGTGACCAGCTGCTTCGGAAAAAGACCTGATCTTCGTCATTTCCGCAGGCGCGACGGCTACATCACAACTCTCACAATGCAGCTCGATGATCTCCGCGATCGATAGAATTCGGAAGCATCCGGGGCACCCCCAAAAGCGATCGAAATATCCAGCCTGCGACACTGTCCTCCTGTTCCCATTGCCTATGATCATAACTTCACCTCCAAAACATTGTCCGTCGCGTACTGCGCCGGGCCGCTCACCCGCCAAATAGCGTTTTGCGCCACGGGCACCTTGATAAACACAAATTATGTCGATAATAATGATGTTGTCAACATGATTTATGGCGGAAATTTTGCAAGGGTCAAAAGATGCAGAAATCCATGGGCGAACGACTAAGAGCGGCGCGCGAAGCCGCAAATTATCCATCAGCCACGAAGGCGGCAGAAGCGCTGGGCGTGAGCTTGTCCACCTATCGCGCGCATGAAAACGGTCAGAACGAATTCAGCGCCGAAGTCGCCAATCGCTATGCCAAGAAATTCGGCACGACCGCGGCTTATCTTCTCACTGGCGAAGGTCTGCGCAAAACCGCACGTCCGGCGCCAAACATTGTCATGTCCTTCGATCCCGACGAGCAGGATCACGATGGATTTGCCGAGAGCGGCGAAGAGCTCAGCTATAGCCGGGAACACTGGAAGCCGCAGATCGAAGGCGCAACACCGGAAGTGGACGTCAAGCTCGGCGCCGGTAGCGGCGTCGTCGGCGAAGTCATCAACCTCCCCGTCGGCTCAGGCAATGTCGCCGGGCATAAGATCGTCGCAGAATGGCTTATCCCCACCGGCTATCTGCGAAACGAGGCCAAGGCTTCCCCGAGCCACACGATCATCATGGAAGTCGTCGGCGATTCCATGCAGCCGACCTACATGCCCGGCGATCGCGTCATCGTCGATCTCTCACAGAACCAAATGACCACCGATACGGTCTATGCGATCAGCGACGGTTATACGGAGCCGCAGATCAAGCGCTTGCAGCGAGTTCCCTTTAGCCGGCCAAGCGAAGTCAAAATCATCTCCGACAATCCGGCACTGGAAACTTTTACCGTCGAATTGGACCGCTTGACGATCATCGGCCGGATCTGCGGTCATATCGCACGCAAATAAAACCAATTTTCTATTTGAGTCGCGCTATAAACATAAATTATGTTGACATATATCATGTTGAATGGCAACTTTACCGAGAAGAGCCGTTGGCCCTGAATGGAATGAGTCCGGGCAAGAGCAGGACCTCGCCGGAAGTCAGCGAAACCGGACAGGCCAATTGCAACGATTGGAAAAGCCGCAAGGCCATCGAAGGAGAATGTCATTCATGCCGAGACAGCCGAATGCTTTCATAATCATACCGGCAGATGCCGTGAGGGGCGCCGGCGTTGCCGAACTATCGTCGATCACCAGGGTGGGAGAATGATGATGTACGCTTCAGAATTCTCCTGCGAGTATTCGTTTGATGAGCTTAGTATCCGCCTATGCGATCGTTGGGAAACCGGGTTGCTGTTATACGGGCGTGCTGAGCTGACCTCGGCAGGAGCCGATTACGAGGACGAGTTCTATGTGTCGGCAATCAGACTGGATGGTGGTGCAAGACTGTCACGGCCGAATGCCTCGAACAATGCAGGCAGCTTCGAGTCCGAATTATTCCGGCGGATAGCAACGGTCATCGAAGACGACAGAACACAGGCGGGTCGTCACGCCGCCGAACTCTTCGTCTCTGCGTTGGAGCAATCTAGAGAAGCTGACTATGATCAAAACCACAAGTTCGAGCGGGAGAGAAAACTGGAAGCACTCGGGACATACTGA